CACCGATACCTTACCTGCATAGGTTTCAAGATATGCCGCGTTTTGTCCAGCAAATTGCTTATTTAGATATGCCTGAAGCTCAGCAAAGTTTTTAGTGCGTAGTTCAACCTGCGATAGTCCGGTGTTATATTTTGAAAGACTGCGAGCCTGACCTAAATAGGCTTTTGATAAATCTTGTGCAACGCTGGCCACGTCTATGCCTGAGGCGCGTGACATGTCTAGGGCTAAAGCCATCAATTCTTGTGATTTAGCTACTGATCCAGTAGTCATTAACAATGACTGCATGGCTGGTCTTAGGCTGTCATCTAGCACACCGCTAGCAGCCTCAAGATCAGATATAAACTTGCTTACACGTGCATCCTCAAAGGCTAGTCCTAGATTGTTAAGGCTTTGAGATAAACGATTGGCTGCTTGTTCATCCTCGCTAAAAGCCTGAAGCGATGCCTTGCCAAACTGATAAACCTGCTGAACTGATAAGGCTAAACCAAGTGTGCGGCCTAAAGCCTTAAACTTATGCGTTAAGTCAGCAGATGCCTTCTCAGCTTGCTTAAAACCTTTATCTTTAAACTCAGAGGCTATATCAATGCGGATATTTGACATTATGCAGCCTTTCTGACTGTTGAACGTTGCTTAAATAGTCTAGAAGCTTTGTCAATGGCTTTGAAGGTTGCATCTAAAGCCTTGCCTTCATTTTCAGCATAAGCAGCAAACAAAATGCGACCTGTGCTTTTCTGTCTACCGTCTAGTGATTTCATCGCACCAATTCCGTTCATGCCAGTAATAAATCTAGATCCGGCATTAGGGTTGTTGGATTGGCTGCGTGAACTGCCTCTCGCGCCTGAAGCTCTACCTGCGGTTTCAGCAATAGCACCGGCAGCTGATTTATTAAACAATGAGTAAAGTCCAGCATAACCAGCACGATTGCGCTTGGTGCGGCCTAAAGAATAGACCAAACCACGTCTAATTACACGTGCATTATATTTAGGAAAACCAGTAGCTCGACCAGTACGGCTTTTTGGTTCAATGCCTTTATCCTGCCAGTTATATAAACCACCCGGAGATTGCATTGGAACTTTTTGCTTAGCGGCTTCAGTTACTTCTTTTAATGCCGTTCTAATTTCCGTGTTCATCTCTTTGTAGAGATCCGGCGCATATTTTCTCAGAGCCTTCTTAAGCTCTGGAACGCCTTCGACCACGACTGGCATTTTCCCGCTCTCTCGCTTGTTGCTTTAGCACCTCATAGAATGCCTTAAGCAAATCTGTATCCATGTTGATAAACTCGCTAGGCGCAATTCCTGTATGGATGCTCAGCTGAGCGATCCTATAAGTGAAGGAATCGCGCGTTAGCCATTTGGGTTATCGTCTGCCACCACGTCTACGCTCGCCAGCGTATCGAGGAAAGCTGCGCCAAATGGTTTAACATCTGGCGCATCTGCCCGGCGCAAACACTCCCAGGCTAGCCAATAAATATGTTCCTGCTTTTCATCCTCGCGGAAGGCTTTGTGAAAGCCTTTGCGAAACTGTTGCTCGAAAGCATATTCCACACCCGGTGTAATCGCGTGTGACGATTTTGTACCATCTGCCCTTGTGATTATTAGCTTAGCCATGTTGCCCCTTTTATTAAATTAGAACGTGCCGCTGTCTGCGATTGTTACTGCTGAGTTTACTGTGAAGGTGATGTCTTGTGTTCCAATATCGCCTACTGCACCATTGATAGGTGTTAGGTTATTTACAAGAATATCAAAAGTGTATAGCTTGTTGGTAGCTGATACAACTGTGCCTTTTTCCTGCAACATCTTGACGGCTACTGTTGTGCCGAAAGCTGACTGCAAGGTGGCTAAAACGTTTGCTGCTGCGGTGTCATTTAGGAACGACACAGTTAGGGTTGCAGATTCCAAGCCCTTTACGAACTTGTGAGCTGAATCACCCATAGCAGTTACTTCAAGCTCATCAAAAGCTTGGTTTAGTGTAACGCTGGTTACGTGGTCGCTAAGATCAACGGCGTTAATCTTAAGACCGACTTTGTTGTTTAGAAAAACAGCCATTGACTATTCCTCATCTTTCTTAGCGGTTGGTTTTGGTGTTTCTGCGGTTGGTTTAATCTGACCGATCTTGATCAGAAAAGCCTCACGCTCTTTGTCGTTATCAGCCATTTGATTAACTCCAATCGGATAGAACGCTGATTGATACTTCACCGGATAGCAGATCGCCTGCTACGCCAGTCAAGACTGCCGGTGCACTAAATGTGCCTATTGAATAAGCGATGCTTGATGCCTCTAGCTTATTCACAATGTTTAAATAGTAATCCTCAATATTTATCAAGTTACCTTGATTATCAAACATGGGTGCTAATACTACCAACTTAAAATTAACTTTTGGCTTAACTGTTTTGTAATGGTCGTTAGACGGCTCAATATAAGGATCGTCTGGTTGCACTACGATTGAGTTAGCAAGGGGAGTGGCAGGTGGGAAGGAAAACACCTGCCACGCCGCATTATCAGCTAGCGCAGTCGCGATGGTTCCACGTAGGGTAGAGATTGCTGACATTACCCGACTTGACCGCCCGGTGCTAGGTGATCCGCAAGCAACCCGCGCACGCGAGCCATAAGGGTATTACCCATCCGGTAAGGCGAAGGTTGAAAGTCGGGTGAGATGCCGCCAGCGTTTGAAGCTTGGCGAGCTTGCCATATATCTACTGCAATCATTAAGGTAGCCTGATTGACTTCAGGCAAAGTTTCATAATCAATATGGGTTGTGCCATAAACAGCACCCCACGGCACTAAAGCGTTTTTAACTTCAGCGGTGGCATTGTTTACTGCGTACTTTACGTAATAGGTTCCAACTTCAGTAACAGTCTTTGAACCATTATATTTTGCACCTGCATTTTCCACAGTAATTGTCTGCCCGACAATAAAATCATGCGGTACCTCGGTGTAGATTGTGGCTACGCTTGTGGTGCTTTCATGAGCCACTACCGAGTATTTATTAAACCAGAGTTTAGCCTTCACTATGTTTTCTGCCGCTTGACAAACTTCCTCAACGACAGCGGATGAATAAAGCGCGCCAATACCGAGTGCTGAGCGTAGCTCTGCCTCTGTTACGTATGTCGCTGCCATTTTATCCTCTCTTTATGTTAGCCCCGGCGCAAGGGCTGTGCGCCGGGGTAACTCTACTACTAGGCTAAATTAAGCCTTGTTGAACTTGAACGCACCGGCGGCTACCTTTGTAGCGATTGCGCCGTATCCGTAGTAACCAACTTCAATCTTACCGGTTCCAACCTTCTCAGCACGTAGCTGTAGGCGTGGTGATTCGTACCATGTGTAAGAATCGCGGTTTACAACGATGATTGAGTTATCAGCTTCTCCGCTGATTGTGTAATCAACGTATAGAGGTAATCCGAGAACAGTTCCGCGGATTGAATCTACTGCCAATGAACCTGCTGCGTTTTGTGGTGCAGCTGCATTGAAAATTGGTCGCTTCTGTCCATCTACAAGACCGACGATGTTTGACCATTGTTTTGGTGAGCAGATAACAGCTGTTGCGAACTTGAAGGTGTTTGAGTAAATGCTTTCACCTGCACGTGCGATAAATGCTGCGAACTCCTCGCCATCCCACGGAAGGGTAACTGTGGTTGAATCTAATGTTCCACCGGTTGCGAGTGCTGCGTTTACAGCGGTGTTGGTTGCGTTAGCGTAAGCATCTCCCATGAGTGCTACAAGCTCTGCAAAGAACGCAGGTGAGGTACGATCTAGAACCTCAACTGAGAACTGCTGCATACCAGCATATTTCTTGACATCGACATCTACGTACTCGATTTCAACCTGAGTATCGGAGAACGCACCACCCTCAGCCACCTGAGCAACTGTTGGTGCGGTCTTAACACGTGGAATCTGGAACTTCATACCTGCATCTGGCAAGGTGCCGGATGAGATTGCATCAATCGCAGGGCGAACGCCTGTTGATTTTGGATTGATAACTTCAGTTAGCTGACGTGTTGGTACAAGACCTGGAACGTCATTTACTGTGTCGGTATCTGATGCTGCTTTGATCCATTGACGAGCATCCTCATCATTGAATACCTGTGCGCGAATTGTGTTTTCTAGGAACGCTTCAGCTGTCACGTTGATACGTGGCTTTGCGTAAATTGGTGCTGCAACTGTTGGGCGAGCAGCCTCTACCGCAGGGGCTTCGACCTTAGGCTCAACAGATGCGGTGTCTGGAGTATTCTCCACGACTGCCTCGCTTTCGTTTGTTGGGTTTTCTACTACTTCATCCTCTGAAGCAGCTACGCTCAAAACTTCTGCGCTCTTAAACGCAGCAGCTTGAACAAGACTTGTTTCATACATGCGTGATGCTAAAACTTTAATCACGCCGCCTTCACGCTTACTATCAATTACTTCAACGCCTACTGATAGGCCAGAACGTAATTGCTCAGATGCTTCAATTAGTGCATCGTTTCCGCGTGTTGTGTTTGATACTTTGAAAGTCGCATAAATGCCTTCATCGGTTTCCTGATAAGATACTAAACGACCGATAGGCTTTTTTGGATCATGCTCTAGTAATAATTTTGGTTTTGGGCTCTCAGGAATCTCAATAGATCCTTTATTAAATACCACTTTACCTGCTGAGGTGTATCCGATTTCATTACCGAAAGGAACAATCTTACCTGTGATGGTGCGTTCCTCTGCGTTGCAGGTTATATCGTGACTAAATGTCAGCTTCATTGGAGTTTCCATTAGGTGTTAGATCTTCCATTTCCATAGCTTGATCAAGTGTAATCAAACCGAGAGTTAGCATTTTTTCAATGACATTGAGGCGTTCCATTGGGTCTGTCTTTAGGAACGCTGAATCAATATCAAACTTAACAATGTTGCCTCGCGCCGTTATATCATCCATTGACAGTCTGTCTTGTATTGCGTTGATGTACGGTGCGAGTGATAGCGCAACGAATTGTTTACGCTCATCCTGAACATTGGCATAAGTCATGCTGTTGTTCATGTCTGCGCTTATGTAATACGCAGGAACGTTCATCATCCGTGCAATTTGAGTGGCGGTGTTTTGGATTGCATCTACAAACATCATGTCGCGTGGGCTAAATGATGTTGGTTGATAATCTAATGTGCTTGTGAGGTATGCAGTTGCGCGCTGTTCACGTGCTGACTTCCATGCAGCGAGAATTGCTTGCACTTCCTCAGCTGCCA